ATATAGATGTTCTTTTAACCAAATAATCTTTCGCTCTTTGTCTATGGCAATCTCTACAAGCCCAGTAGGATCATTCGAGAAGCCAAAGTCTAAACCAAATATTGAATCTATTTCGTTATTGAATTTACCTACTTGCCAATTAGTAAAGACAACTCCCTCTGCTTTCTGTAGCCAACCTCCCATTATCTGGTGGTGGTATTTCTTAGGGTTCTTTTTCTCCATTGACTTGAGCTCCTTTACAAATGAAGGGGATAGATTCTCTTCATTATCTAAATAGGTGGTGTGGATATAGGTAACCCCATCTCTAGTCCCATTAAATCCATCTGGGATGTTTCTGTTCTGGAAGAACCTTTGATATATCCAATGTTCTTTTGTAGTGGGGTTTAGAATCAATATACATCTATTTCGTACTCCCTTAGCCCTAATAGAATAGTCAATCTTGTCAAACGAACTCTCATCGTTCAACTCTTCTGCCTCATCAAGAACAAAAGTATTTACCCCTTGAATCGACTTTAGCTTTGCAGTCTGGTCTCCTGAGGCTGTCTTAATCCCACTAAAGTATATAGAGCTCCCAGTTAGCTTATTCCGTATTTCCGTTTTGGTTATGGCAAATTGATCCTCTACCCCCATTATACTAAGTTTCTCCCTAAACTCAGGAATGATACTCATCTCAGCACTACTCATAGTATAACGAGTAAACAAGGTCTTAGTATTTCTCTCATAAGTCAACAAAGGTAAAAAGGTGTTAACTGCGAAAGACTTCCCAGAACCTCGACCTCCTGTTATTACGAAGTATCTACTATCACTATCGAATAATGCTTGGTACTTTGGGTGGAGTTCTATTTTATTCGCCATACTTATATAATAATTCTTTCTTTATTAGATATGCTAATTTATATTTATCATCTCCTTTGCCAATAAACCTAGCAATCTGTAGATTATTACGTTTAATGCACTCTCGAATCTTAGATGGTCTAAACCAATTAAATTGATACCCATCGTATATTACCCAGTAGTCTGCTTTGGTAGTGGATAATGCTGAAGGCTTCCCATCGAATTCAATCTCAATAACAATGTTCCCAGTGTACTTACTCTTCTCATCAGACTTAACCTCAATCCCCACTCCCACCTCAGGAACAAAGATATCCCACTCTTTATAGTATCCATCTTTTATATAGGCACTCGGATACTTAGCCTTTACCATAGACAAAACTTCTTCTTCTAATTGTTTGCCTCTAGCTAAGTCTCTATAAAATGTAAGCTCTACCTCCATAAATCATTCTCGGTTAAATACTTTGGACAATAACAAGGGAGTAGATTGCCAATCATTATATGGTAAAATAATACTCCCTCTCTATTCGATTGATTCTCCACCATCTTTAGTAAAGTTATAATTGTTAAAGTTATGCTTCCACTTCCCAGATAAACTAATTCTCACGCTCTGCATATCTCCTGTATTCTTAAATATAAAGAACCCATTGTAATAAGTAGAATAAATTGCAAAGTAGTCTACTAAAGTTGTAGTGTAAAGTTGCTTATTGTTTTGAATTGGCACTTGTATATTAGGATCTTCTTTTTGAGGATGTTTCCCAGAGGACTTTATCTGGACTTTAAACAGTCCGTTATTTGTATCAACAATACAATCATAGGTAGAAGAGTCTAAAACTGGTTTACTAACTATATAACCTCGCTTAGTACATTCAGCAAAGAATAACAATTCTCCAAAACACCCTATGTAATTACTGTCGGTCAATTACTCTGCTCTTTTTACATCGTTCTTATTTAAACACTCGTAATACCCTAATATAGGATTTACTCTATAATTCCAAAAATCATCAGGCATCTCCTCCCCCTGAAATATTATCTTTCCTTTCTTTGACTTCTGTATGTTCGACATCTATAGTTTTTGGTTTTGTGAAATCCACTATTGGGATATTCAAGTTAGTATTTACATTTAGTTCCTGCTGTTCTTTAGGCTTCCCATAACGATACTCCCATAGCATCTTAGTGTAGTTGAAGTTCCCTTCAGCAGCCTTTTTTGCCACGTGAATCCAAGCCTTCTCCTCACTTCCAAATGCTTTAGTAAGTGCCTTTAGAGTTAGTGCGTTGGTCTCTTTCTCCTTAATCTTAGGGGGTCGACCTTGCCCTCTATAAACACCTTTAACAGCTCCATTATTCTTTCTCCCATCTACCTTTTTTGGTTTATCTTTTTCTTCCATTATCCTATTATAAATCCGTTACGTTGAAAATACTTTTCTCTTTTATAATATAACTCACTCATTCTCTTATGTTTAGCTGACAACTCAGTAGAACTAACAGAAAGTTGATTATAATCTTCTCTAAGTTTCATATACTTTTTACTTAATTCTTTGAAGTCATTAACCAATTCTATATACTTTGGACTATCATAATCACTTTCCTCATCTTGGCTATACTTTACCAGTAACTTGTCTTGTAATATAGTAATCAATAATGAATTTAAAGACAGGTAGTCTGTTGATACAGAATGATCGTACTCTAAATACCCATCAAGTTGTCTAAGGTTATGGAGTACTGTTGCGTGGTTCTTATTAAACAGTTTAGCTATTTCAGAAAGAGTCATCTTAGTATTTTCTCTAATTAGCTTATAGCAAAACGACCTCGCTAATACGTATTCTCTTTTTCTGGTTTTCTCTTTTATGTTGAGTTCAAAGAAGTTTTGTACAATATCTATAACTAACTCTGTTACTCGTTTTTTTTCTTCTATTTTATCTATTACTCTCATTTTTATAATCTTTATATGCTTCTATTATTCCTTGGCAACATTCATAATGTTCTCCAGATTCGTAATACTTTATAAGCCCTCCAATCTCTTTCTCATCTATAATTCCAAGAGTCAAAGAAACCATACAATCTGAATAACATTCTTCTTTGCTATAGTACATCGTATAAGTAAAATTCTTCTATTGATTTACGTTTATCTATAAAGAAATCCTTATAAATATCTATAGCATCGTAAGTCTTATGTTTGCCACTCTCATAAAACTCTCTACTACATTCAAATATACCTAGTCCTCCAGTAGATTTATCTACAGCTACAAACGTAAAATTGTTGTAAGATATATCGAACAACTTACAGTAAATAAACGCTTGTACATCGTAAGAAAAGCTACGAGCAGACCACTTGAACTTCATTAAGTCTCCTGTACTTTTTAAATCTACAATAAAGCTCCCCCCTAAAATATCAGCCTTTGCTCTAAATGGTAGTCCCTTAATCTCCCCTACAGCAGGAACTTCAAAACGAGTCCCCTTTAAGAAGTGAGAAGTCTTTGGATTGCCAAGGAAACTTTCAACCATTCTCTTGGCACTATCCCTCTCTCCTATAGTATAGGTATTATAACTCCCATATTCAGCTAAAGCCTCCTTATATACTTTAGAGTCTTTTCTTTTAACATCTACAAAATGTAATTCTTTGTAGCGTTGTGGTTCTAATATCTCCCAATGGAATAAGTGTCCTATCCTAAAATTAGAGTTATCATTGCCAGACTTAGTTATTAGGCTATCTTGATACGCTCTGGGAGAATCGAGTAGCTTTTTACAAGCTGAACTAGACAAAGCATTTACCCCTAGATAATTGTAATAAAACTCATCATCCATCATCTTCTCTAGGAGCTCCTGCTTATCCCAAAACTTACCATCTAGCGTTACGATGGTCTTTTGCTTCTTGTTAATCAAACTAGTATTGTTTTAAGTATTATTCTTTTTACTGACTCTGGAACTTTTGGATCTACCAGTTCCTCTTGCATCTCCCTTAACAACTCTAATCTACTATAGAATTCTAAGGCTGAATCTTCGTGATTCATTTTGGCAAACATTTCTTTTGTTTTTCCCATAATCTCTCATTTTAAATTAATCAAGTTTAACAATTGTCTAATTACCCATCCTATTCCATCTACTAAAGATTTAAGTATAAATGTTGTTGCATTTAACACCCCCTCTATAATAAATAGAATAAAGAGTAGGACAAACACGATAACAATCTGGGGAGTCGCTAATAAAGTTTTTAATATCCGTACCATTATATATCTGCTTGTTCAAAACAAATATATAACATTTTTTCAACAATACTAAAAAAAATTACTTTTTAGGGGTAAAATTATCTTTCCATATAGTTTGACAAACTGCAAAACGCTGTTCTCTATCAGGATACTCCTCTCCCATCTTTGCGTTCCCCATACATCTTTGTATAAACAGTTTATTCGTCTCGTACTTCTTTGGTTTTAATAGTGGCATCTTCTTTTGGTTTTAATTGTTCTTCTATTTTTTCTATTTTCTTTAAGGCGAGAGCAACCCCATTCATTGCCAAGGTTAAATCTCTCCTCATCTTAATTAATATACTTTCTTTCAT